CATTGAACAGCAATTAGTTGTTATGGCAACTTGTGCTACTTTAGATGAATTAAAACTTGCTTACACGGGGGCTTATGCTTGCTGTGATGGCGACCAAACTTGGCAAGCAAAAGTAATTGCAGTAAAAAACAAACGTGTGAAGGAACTTAAAAATGTCTGATGACCAACGCACGGAAGAATGGTTTGCTCAAAGATTGGGCAAAGTGACTGCAAGCAAAGTTGCCGACTTGATGGCAAAAACCAAAAGCGGATACAGCACTAGTCGTGATAACTACATGGCGCAATTAGTTGTAGAACGAATCACCAACACAAAGGCAGATTCGTTTAGCAATTCTGCAATGGAATGGGGTACAACACAAGAACCATTTGCACGGGCAGCGTATGAGGCTTTTACTGGAACGATGGTTGAGGAAATAGGCTTTGTGCAGCATCCGAAAATTGAATGGGCAGGCGCATCACCTGATGGGCTTATTGATGATGATGGGCTTGTTGAAATTAAATGTCCAAACACCGCCACAATGATTGACACGTTGCTAACAGGCAAAGTGCCGCAGAAATATTACATCCAAATGCAAATGCAAATGGCGTGTACTCAAAGAGCATGGTGTGACTACGCAGTGTTTGATTCAAGAATGCCTGCAAAGGCGCAATTGTTTGTTAAACGTGTTCCCCGTGATGATGTTTTCATTGCTGAAATGGAAGCAGAAATAATCAACTTTTTAGTTGAAGTTGATGTGCAAGTAAGCCAGTTAATTAAACTTATTGAAGGTAAATAATGTCTAAAATTCTTAAAGAAATCACAGTTATCAATGGTCAATACACTAATGCCAAAGGTGAAAAGAAAAATCGCTATACAAAAATTGGCAGCATCATCGACACCAAAAATGGGGATATGCTGAAAATGGATTCAATGCCTTTAATGGATGGTGGCTGGAACGGATGGGCTTACATTAATGAGCCGCGACAAATAGATGCGCCTGCTGGCAAAAAGCCAGAGTTTGATGACGATATGCCTTTTTAATTTATAATTTTGTGGGCTTGGCTACTCTTAGCGGGGGAAAAGGCGATTCGTTACCGCCCTGCCAATGCTTCTTTCTGTAACGCTGACCAATAACGTAAGGTTAAAAAATGCATTACTACCAATTTAACATTGGTGATTACAAAGCCGCCACAGCGCATTTATCCAATGAAGAAGATTTGGCATATCGCCGACTTTTGGATATGTATTACGACACAGAAATCAAAATACCTCTAGATACCCAATGGGTTGCCAGACGCATCCGAGTGGAAGCCGCAGTGGTTCGAGATGTATTAAATGATATGTTTGAACGTCATGAAGATGGTTGGTTTCACGCCCGTTGCGAAGATGTAATTGTTGCTTATCATGCAATGGCAGAGAAAAACAGGGCTAATGGTCGCCTTGGCGGTAGGAAAAAGAACCCAGTGGGTAGCCCAGTGGCATCCGACACGCAACCCATCGTTAAGCCAACTATAAACCATAAACTAGAAACTATAAACCATAAACTAAAGAATACAGTCGCCACACCTAACGGCGTGACGGATAGTGTTTGGCAAGATTGGTTAAGTTTGCGTAAAACAAAAAAAGCAGCAGTCACTCAAACCGCGATTGATGGCATTGCACGGGAAGCAAGCAAAGCAGGGGTAAGCCTACAGACCGCATTGGAAACTTGCTGTGCAAGGGGTTGGACAGGGTTTAAAGCTGACTGGCTAAAGGACAAAGGCGAACAGAAATCATTTGCAGAAAAGGATTACGATTTCAAGCGTAAGCAATGGGAAGCTATGACAGGCAGAACATCAGAATCGACCAATTTTTTAGGATTAGAAGATGACTCAACCCATTGACCGCCTTTTTGAACGACTTTCACTTACATACGGAAATGCTTGGCAAACTTCTTTAGGGACAGCGCCATTAAATGAAATAAAAACTTTTTGGCTACAAGAATTGTCAGGCTTTATGCAAAGCAAAGAATCCATGATGGCAATTTCATGGGCGTTAAAGCATTTACCCGAAAGACCGCCGAACCTTGTTCAATTTAAAAATTTATGCTATCAAGCGCCTTTGGTAGAAAAACTGCAATTGCCTGCGCCGCTTGCTGACCCTGCGCGTGTAATCAAAGAATTGTCTAAACTTGCTGATATGCGGATAACAACAAAAAGAGTTGACCCGAAAGAGTGGGCAAAAAAAATTTTAGGTGATTACGCTGCGGGTGCAAAGAAGTCACCCGCAGCGGTGGAAATGGCACGCAATGCTTTGGAATCCTGATGAAATCCGCGCAAACATTTTTTCTCATTACCTTGCGTTATGCAGGGAAGCAGGGTGGAAAGATTACGCATGGGCGCGGGTTAAACAGTTGGATGAACAACCAATGTTTCACGGAATTAAACAATACGTTTTGGAGCAAATGAATGAGACGCGCAGCAAGAGTTGATGCAAATCAAACGCAAGTAATTGAAGCATTACGGGCGGCTGGCGCATACGTTTGGATTATAGGATTGCCTGTTGACTTGCTTGTAGGCTACAAAAATCACACCATGCTAATGGAAATTAAAGCGGGTCCAAAGAAGCATTTAACGACATTACAGCAAGATTTTTTTGATAAGTGGGGTGGCGGCACATTGATACGGGTGGATGGTCCAAAGGCGGCATTGGCGGCTTTGCGGGTTATATGCTGATAAACCTAAAGCCCGAAGAAATTATTGCGGCGGCGCATCATGCTGCGGTGCGTCAAAGCGCAAAAGCAGTGCGAACAGAACTAGGGCAAATAAAAAATCATAAGATAAGCAGTCAAAGCGACTTTGCTGTGAATTACGCTGGATTGCTTGGTGAATATGCAGTAGCTAGGTCTATCAATGCAAAAGTCGATACGGCGCTAATGATTGCGGGTGATGGCGGTACGGACATGGTGCTAAACGGCAACACCATACAAATCAAGACCAACATGATGCCTGAGAAAGTTTTGATTTTTAACCAGTTAGAACAATTTAAAACTGATTGGGCAATTTTGTGCAGCATTGAATCAGCGTCAGCAGTTCACATACACGGGTTTATAAGCAAAGGCAAATTTGCTAAGACGTATTACAGGCACGATTGGGGCTACGGCAATCGGTATTGCGTCAAAGCGGAAGCACTCGCGCCGATAGAAAAATTTTACGAAGCAATAGGATTCACATGAGAACCCCATACAAAGCAGTAGATTTTATCATCGCCAATGCGCCGTTGTACGCCAAGGCAAAGTCAGAGCGAATTTACTTAGAAGAATTTCGCAAGACTAAAAAAGCATTGTTGATGAAAGATGCAATGGTTGCTGGCTACGATTCAGCAGCAAGCCAAGAGCGCGAAGCGTATGCTCACCCTGACTACAAAACGGTGTTGGCAGGGTTAGCAGTAGCGGTAGAAAAAGAAGAAACGCTAAAGTGGCAACTGATGGCAGCACAAATGAAAACTGAGATATGGCGCACCGAAAGCGCCAATGAGCGTATGCAAGACAAGTCGGCACAATAAAAATATTTTCACAGGGTTAGTAAAAGTAGTGTAAGCGCGCTTATAATTCACACAAGCCCAAGCAATTTCGCAAGGGTCTATTTAAGGAAACAACATGAAAAACATCCATATATTAGTATCAGATTTCCGCGATGCATTAATTCGCGGCTACATACCACCTTTAGAAATGGGCAGAATTATCCAAGAAATGAATGCAAGCCTTGCGGAGTTTTACCCCGAAGTGTTTGAAGGATTGCCTATTAACCTAGACGACGTAAGCGATGAAGTGTGGGCAGCAACAAAAAACTTTGGAAATTCTGAGGACATAACATGAGAAAATTATTTGACTTGTTGCGTGAACCATTTAAAAAACCTACTCCATTAGAAATGATAGCTGCTGAACTATCTGATGCTCATTTGCAAAAATTAGAAGCAGAAACGGCTTGTGAATATGCTCAGTCTATTGTTGATTACAACATTAACAGAATTAAGCGTTTAAATGAAAGGGTAGAGGAATACAAATGA